TACTACGGCAGCGCCGTATGGGGCCAGGCCGATTGGCAGCCTAAGCTCTTCTGGTTCGTTTACCAGCAAGACTAGGAATTTGCCGATCATCACGACCTATGGCACCCAGATTTCAAACGGTGATTTTTGTAAGGTCGCGGCGGATGGTACCATTGCGAAGGATACTGGTACTACTGCTTTGACCGCAGTTGGTATTTTCTTGGGTTGCTCTTATACGGACCCGACAACCAAGCAGAAAACGTTTTCAAACTTTTGGCCTGCATCTAATGCGGCCACTGACGCGATGGCGTATGTGCTTGACGATCCATTTGTAGTATTTCAGATGCAGTCCGACGAGGCCCTGAACACGACGGATCGTGGTCTCAATGCATCTGTGGTCGTAACGGCTGGTAATTCGACCTTCGGTAAATCCAAGAATGCACTTGACGGCAGCACTCCTGCTACAACGAACACGCTGCCTCTTCGCATTATTGATTTTGTCGATGGGCCGAGCAGCCTGCCCCCGAAGGGGACAACGGCCAGTGATACGTATCCAGATGTTATCGTGAAGTTTAACGCTGCGTCTAGCGGGTCAGCTTCTAATCATTCCTATCTGAACGCCACAGGCGTCTAGGAGAACTGACCAATGGCTATTTCACGCGCACAACTTCTTAAAGAATTGCTTCCTGGGCTGAACGCGCTCTTTGGAATGGAGTATGCACGTTATGATGACGAGCATACCGAAATCTATAACACGGAAAGCTCGGATCGTTCTTTTGAAGAAGAAGTGAAGCTTTCGGGCTTCGATGCGGCACCCGTGAAGGATGAGGGTGACGCGATTTCGTATGACGCCGCACAAGAGTCGTTCGTGGCGCGGTATAACCACGAAACGATTGCCATGGGTTTTGCCATTACGGAAGAGGCCATGGAGGACAATCTTTATGACTCGCTGTCGGCTCGTTACACCAAGTCCCTGGCTCGCGCCATGGCACACACCAAGCAGGTGAAAGCTGTATTCCCGCTTAACAACGGGTTCACCAACGCTTATCAGAGCGGTGACGGTGTGAATCTGTTCACGGCATCCAGTGATGGTGTAACCGGCGGTGATGGTCACCCGCTCGTTTCGGGTGGCAAGAACTCCAACCGGCCAGCTACTGCTGCTGACCTCAACGAGACTTCTCTTGAGGCCGCCGTGATTCAGATTGGTAAATGGACGGACGAGCGTGGTCTATTGATCGCTGCCCGTCCGCAGACCCTCGTCATTCCGCCCGACTTGCAGTTTGTGGCGACACGAGTGATGAAGTCTGAGCTTCGCCCATCCACTGCGGACAATGATATCAATGCCGTAAAAAGCATGGGTGTCGTGCCGAATGGTACGGTTGTGAATCACTATCTGACGGATACGGATGCGTGGTTCCTCCTGACCGATGTGCCGGATGGGATGAAACATTTCAATCGTGTTGCTCTTGAGACGAGCATGGACGGTGATTTCGATACCGGAAACGTTCGTTACAAGGCTCGCGAGCGGTACAGCTTCGGTGTCTCAGATCCACTAGGGATCTGGGGTTCGCCCGGAGCGTAGTAAATTGGAGAGGGGGTGGAAGCGTTGGGTGTCGTCAACCACCCAGCCCACTCGGGGCGGTCCTGCACCGCTTTCACCCTCTCTCCTTTTTTCCTGACTGTCGGATGACCGGCAGACACTAGCCACGACAGGGAGAAACTAATGGCTAACACAACTTTTTCAGGACCAGTACGATCAGAGAACGGATTCCAATCCGTTGATAAAAGCAGTTCAACTGGTGCTTATACCACCAGAGTTGTTTTAGGAAAGGGTGTTGGGTACGCTTCAGGCGTTACAGTCAATACCACGGCAGGCGATAGTCCAGCTATCGGTGAGTTTACTCAGCCAGCCAACACCGTCATCACCGCTATCAAAATTGTGTGTATCACGGCTCCGGTTATCGGATCGGGAGACATCGGTTTTGAGGTTGGAACATCAAGTTCTGGTGCCCAGATTGTTGCGGCGATCACCGATCAGATTCTAGATGGTGGTACGACGGTTGTGGTGGGTAATGTCGTAAATCTCACGTTAGTAGCTACAACGGAGAGTACTACTACGGCTCCGGTGTCGGCTCAGTATACTAGTTCCGAACGGACGATTTACTGCAATATCACGAATACTCAGGATGCTACAACTGCGGGATCGTTCACATTCATTATTGAATATGTACCGATAGCTTCGCTGTCTTAATGATTAATTGAGATAGGGCCGCCCATCCAAATGGGTGGGTGGCCGTTATCTCCTATAGCGAGCGGGGCTAAGGTCCTGTCCTCGTGGGGAGAATCAGATGGCTGACGCAGTAACCTCTCAAACAATTCAAGACGGCGACCGTATCGCCGTTATGAAGTTCACCAACATCTCCGATGGTAGTGGTGAAACTGCCGTTACCAAAGTCGATGTCTCCGCTCTTAGTGCAGAATCCGGTACGGGAAGAGCGTGTGATGGCGTGACGATCCAGGAGATGTGGTACGACTGCTCCGGTATGACCGTAGACATTCTTTGGGACGCCAGCACCGATGTTATCTGCTGGACTCTCAGTGGCTACGGTTTCTATGATTTCCGGCAGGCTGGTCCGCTTACGAATAATGCGTCCAGCCCAACCGGGGATGTAAACTTCACCACCACAGGCCACGCAAGCGGTGATCGTTATACCGTTATGATGGCAATGAGGAAGAGCTACTAATGGCTGAAGACCCGAAAAACCCGACCGCAAAGGTTCCTGAGTATAACGAGATTGCTCGTAAGAAAGCGGAGGCGGATCACAATTGGGGTTACTACAGCAGGCTCGTTGAAAACTATCCTGGCCATGAGGAAGAGGTTGCTCATACGAGTCATATTGCTAAGGAGTATCCCAACTGGAGGGCATTTTAATTATGCCAGCAGGCGAGATTATGTCCAAATTTAAGGCGGGCACTCTCAAATCAGGTTCTGGTCGTAAGGTTACGGATAGAGAACAGGCCAAGGCTATTGCCGCGAGCTATGCTGCTGGTGGTTTGATTAGCGGTGGCATGCTTAAAAAGGTGGTGGCTAAGAATACAAACCTTTCCGATCTGTCTCATATGAGAGCCAGGGGAATGGTTGGTAATGGATCCAGGACTCCGAAATTGGCTGGAGGCGGTGTCGTTTCTTATAAGAAATCCGTATGCGAAAAGTTCGGGCATCCTAAGGTGGATTCGGACTGATGGCTACGTCTGGATCGGCTACGTTCAACCTTGAGATTTCAGAGGTTGTGGAAGAGGCGTTTGAGCGATGTGGCCTTCAGTCGAAGACGGGCTATGATATGGAGACGGCTCGTCGGTCGCTGAACTTATTGTCTCTTGAATGGGCCAACCGTGGTCTTAATTTCTGGACCGTGGAACAGGGAACCACTACTGCATCAGACAGTACCTCCACGATTACACTGCCAGCAGATACCGTGGATTTGATCCAGTATTGGATTCGTGATGGATCTGGTACGACACAGAGTGATTTGCCGCTGTCGCGATTCAGTGTGTCGCAGTATTCCACGATCCCGAACAAGCTTACCGAAGGGCGTCCAGTTAATTTGTATATCGACAAGCAGCGTGCTGCCCCGGTCGTGTATCTTTGGCCGACACCGGACAAGGACTATACGTTCGTTTATCAGCGTATTCGGCGTATTGAGGATACGGGTGTCGTAGGGTCGAATGATCCTGATGTTCCTGCTCGTTTCCTTCCGGCGCTCGTATCTGGCTTGGCGTATCTCATATCACAGAAGTATCCCGAAGCGTTCGTGCGATCCCCTGAACTTAAGGCCGAATACGAGTTTCAATGGGACCTGGCACAATCCGAAGACCGTGATCGCGCTTCGGTACATTTTGTACCTGGGGGCTATAGCTGATGGCTAAGTATGCTAAAGGCAAATATGCGTTCGGGTTTTGTGACCGTACTGGATTTCGCTACAAGCTCAAGAATCTGGTGCCACAGATCAAAGCTGGTCGTATGACGGGACTGATGGTCGGCAGGGATATGCTGGATGAGGATCAGCCCCAGAATTTCCTAGGTAGGCTTGGCGATTATGCTGACCCACAGGCAATTAGAAATCCACGCCCTGATTTATCACAAGATACCAGCAGACAATTGTTTGCATTCGATCCCGTGGGAAGCGGTAATGCAGATACTTCGGGCAATCTCGTAGCTCATGGTGAGGTGGGTACCGTGACGGTGACGACATGACCTACGCCGAACTGACTGCAGCTATCAAGGATTACTGCCAGAATACGGAAACGAATTTCGTGAACGCGATTGATACGTTCATTAAACAGGCTGAACAGCGCATCTACCGTTCGGTCAACCTGCCCGTGAATAGAAAGAACGTTGCCGGTACGATCACTGATGGTAATCAATACTTGGCGATGCCTACGGACTTTCTGTTTCCGCTGTCATTGGCGATTACTAGTTCCAGCAAACAAATATTCTTATTGAATAAAGACGCAAATTTTATTAGATCGACGTATCCCAATGCATCTACGGAAGGAGTTCCTAAGTACTACGGTATTTTTGCCAGTGATACGTTTATCATCGGCCCCACGCCCAACGCTGATTTTGTTACGGAGCTTCATTACTACTATCAACCAGCTTCAATTGTTGATACGAGTCCTTCGTGGTTGGGTACGAATGCCGATACGGTTCTGCTCTATGGTTGCCTGGTAGAGGCATATACCTATATGAAAGGGGATGCCGATATAATGGAGTTATATCAACAAAGATATCAGGAAGCGTTGGGACTCCTGAAGGTGCAGGCCGAAGGCAGAATGACGGGTGATGAATATCGGGATGGGACGATAAGGGTATCGCCACAACTGGAAGGTGCTCAGTGATCAACGGAGAGATTGGAAGCGTGACGGTGACTACCACGAGTAATTCTCATTTGCCGCCTGAATATTGGGCGCAGCGTGCTACGAGCCATATCGTTCATGTGGGGCAGGAATCTCATCCGGCGATTGCAGATCAAGCAAAAGCTTTTAAGGAAGCTGTTTGTCACGTTATCGACTACTACATCAAGGTGGCGATCAAAGAGGATCGCTCCAAGGTGGTCACCCTGCTTCGTTCGGCAGGTCAAAACGACTTAGCTAATTCCGTGGAGAAGTTGTAATGGCTATTTCTCAAGCGATGTGTACGTCTTTCAAGAAGGAATTGTTGGAAGCAAAGCATAATTTCCTCAATTCCGGTGGTGACACGTTCAAGATCGCGCTTTATACGAGTAGCGCGTCATTGGGCGCATCTACCACAGCCTATACCACGAGTAATGAAATCAGTGGTACGAATTACAGCGCGAAGGGGAATACGCTTACCAGGGTAGATCCTTCGTCTAGCGGCACGACTGCCCTTACTGATTTCGCGGATAGCTCGTGGAGTACGGCAACGTTTACTGCAAGGGGAGCACTGATCTTTAACGAAGATACCAGCGGCGACACCTCAGTTCTTGTTCTGGATTTCGGTGCAGACAAGACTGCCACTGCTGGTACGTTCACGATTGCTTTTCCTGCGGCAGATTCGAGTAACGCGATTATTCGTATTGCGTAATGGCTAATGTCACTGGCTGGGGCCGCTCCACCTGGGGCTCCGGGCCTTGGGGTGAGCCAGTACCCGTTGAAGTAACGGGGATAGCGGGAACAGGTGGTGTTGGAAGCGTTACGGTAACGGGTGATGCAAATGTTACCGAAACGGGTGTTGCGGCTACTGGATCGGTAGGATCGGTCACGGTAACTGCAGATGCAAACGTTTCTGCTACTGGTTCGGCGGGAACGGGAGCGGTAGGAAGTGTCACCGTAACGGGGACAGCAAACGTTACGGCGACAGGTAGTGCTGGAACTGGTGCGGTTGGTTCTGTAACGGTAACAGGTGATGGAAGTGTTTCCGTAACAGGATTGGCTGGAACGGGAGCAGTCAGTTCGGTAACCGTAACGGCTGACGCAAATGTCAGCCCAACCGGAATTGCTGCAACTGGTGGCTTGAGTTCGGTGACGGTGACGGGAGATGGAAGTGTCACTGTTACGGGGCTGGCAGGAACAGGAGCGGTAGGAAGCGTTACGACGAGTGTCAGTCAGGATATCGACGTAACGGGTGTGGTAGGAACCACCGGAATGACGGGGGTCAATGTATGGAGCATCATAGATGATTCCCAGACTCCGAATTGGGGAGATATAGATGACGCGCAGACACCGGGGTGGTCGGAGGTGTCGGACTCACAGACACCTGGCTGGGCTGCTGTAGATGACGCGCAGACGCCTGGTTGGTCTGAGGTATCAGATTCGCAGACGCCTGATTGGAAGGCTGTTATAAACTAGGAGTTGGGCATGGCAACATATGTCAATAATTTGAGGTTGAAGGAAATCGCCACAGGTGCTGAATCAGGTACTTGGGGCACTTCCACCAATACGAACCTAGAGCTTATAGCAGATGCTTTCGGTTCCGGCACCGAAGCCATCACAACCAATGCCGATACGCATACTACTACTATAGCGGATGGTTCTGCTGACGAAGGCAGAGCCATATACATGAAGTATACGGGTACACTGGATTCAGCGTGTACCATTACTCTGGCACCAAATACCATTAACAAGCTTTGGATCATTGAGAACGCAACGAGCGGCTCTCAGAACATCATTATAAGTCAGGGCTCCGGGGCCAACATTACAATCGGTAATGGCAATGTTTCGGCAATCTTCACCGATGGTGCTGGAAGTGGTGCGGCTGTCCTTGATGCGCTCGCTGATCTGGAGTTGAGTAGCACCCTGACTGTAGCTGGCGCGAGTACGCTTACTGGCGCAGTCACAATGAGCGGTGACGCGAGTGTTGGGGATGATCTAACACTTGTCAGTGATGCCGCTATCCTGAACTTCGGTGTTAACTCCGACGTAAACCTGACTCATGTTCACGATACCGGACTGCTCCTCAACTCCACACGCCAGCTTCAGTTTAATGATGCATCTCAGTACATAGCTGGTACAAGTGCCACGGTACTGTCTATCGCGGCCACGGATGAGATCGACCTGACCGCTACGGCAGTTGATCTAAATGGCACACTGGATGTTTCGGGAACCAGCACGTTGACGGGCAATGTGACGATGAGCGCGGATGCCAGCGTGGGCGATGACCTGACGCTGGTCAGTGATGCATCAGTGCTGAACTTCGGGGTCGATTCCGATGTCAATCTGACTCATGTTCACGATACGGCGCTAAGTCTCAATAAAGATCTTCGGATAGCGGCAGATGATGAGATGTTGGTACTAGGTGCTGGGCAAGACGCCACTATATCCTATACTGGTACCCACCTGATTGTGCAGCCCCAAGTTGTCGGTTCCGGCCAGTTCGTCGTGAGTACGAATACCGGGAGCTATCCAACACTCAATGCGGCTACCGTGGCGATTATTCAGCGTAACGCTGCGACCGGCAATGATGTAATGTTTGATTTGTTAGCAGGAACTGGCGGGGATGCGATCCTTAATTTTTCGGATTCTGGCTACCAGGGTGCGGGAGCTATCACCTACGATCATACCACTCCCTTTATGAAGTTCGGGGTTGGTGAGAATACGGAGTGGATGCGTTGTGACGCCGCACAGGGCCGCAACGTTGGTATCGGTTTAAGCGATGCCGAACAGCAGTTACAGGTGAAAGACGCGACCTACGGATTCCAGATCGAAGCAACGGCTGCGTCAAAGAACCCTGCTATCGTCTATGAGACAACTGACGGAATTCGCTGGGTTAACGGCGTCAACATCGCGGAGGCAGGAACCGACGCTTTCGAGTTTCGTGCTGCTGGATCTGTGTTTGCTTTGAGGCTGGCATACGATGGCGGTGTAGTGATGCCCAACCTACCGACAAGCGATCCTAGTGTTGCTGGAGAATTGTGGAACGATAGTGGTACTGTCAAAATTTCTTCGTGATAACGGACTAGACTAATGGCGATTACTTATTCTTGGGAATTTCCGACGCTTGATGCCTATCCTACGGCGGAAGGGCAGACCAATGTCGTGTTTCAGGTTCATTGGATATTGAATGGCGATGATGGCAACGGCCATACGGGATCTCTGTATAGTACAATCAAGTGTACCTATGAGAATGGTGATCCTTTTGTTTCTTTCGCAGATTTGACCCAATCGGATGTCGAGGGGTGGGTCACTACAAACCTGGGTGCCGAAAAGGTGTCTGAGCTTAAGAATAATATTGCTGCTCAGATATCAGAACAGTTGGCCCCAACTAAAGAGAAATTAAATCCGCCTTGGGCGGGAGGTTGATATGAATGAGTTATTGGCGTTGCTCGCTATCCCGGCTGCCGGAGGTGCGGCATGGGCTGGGGTGAAGAGCGGCCTGAACGGGGCAAGGGAGTCGATTGCCCAAATAGAACGTATTGTTAATAGACTTGATGAAAAGGTGGATAGTCATGGGGAGCGCCTCGCGTCGGTTGAAACAGAAACAGCAAATCTCAAAGAGAGACTCTCAAATGTCGGATGAACAACAGGTGAATGGTGAAGTTGCTCCAGAGAAGTTTTCACTTTCTCGACAGCAGGCTGATCTATTTAAGCAATTGCTTTCCGATAGCCATGAGGCTCAGAACCAAGTTCAGTTTGCATTGGTAGCGGCTGGTATTGCCGATAGGCAAATTTTGACAGGAAATCTTGATAGCCAGGATCCGTACTTTATGCTTAAAGGTGCAAACGGTATCACAAAGGAATAAATGCCTACACCGGATCAGTCCATTGAGCTAAGTGATAAGTCTCAGATTACAATTCCTGTACGGAATTTGATCACGCTTGTCGTGGCTGTGGCATTTCTGATCACGGGTTATTTTTCTGTTACTGAGCGTATTAATTTTTTGGAGCGTGACTCGGAGTTAATGGATGTTCATGTACAACAAAACTCAGAGTTTAGAATAAAATGGCCGCGTGGGGAGTTGGGTTCTTTGCCTGCCGATGCGGAGCAAAATATGAGACTTAATCATTTAGAAGAGCAGCTTGATGGCATTATAGATGACTTAATTTTACTAAGAGCCAAGTAATGCCTTTTACTAAGATCGCCCCTCAAGCGGGACTGTTTACGGATGGTACTAGGTACTCTGCACAGGGTACTTGGTACGATTCTGATAAGGTGCGATTTCGTAAAGGGTTCGCTGAAAAAATCGGTGGTTGGTCTAAGTATGTCCTGGCTACTTATCTAGGAACTGCCAGAAAGCTTCACGATTGGGCTACTGATTCTGGCGAGAAGTATGTCGGGGTAGGCACCAACCTGAAGCTGTATGTAAGTCTTGGGGATAGTTACTACGATATTACTCCCCTTCGTACCACGCTCACCCTTGGTACGGATAAGATTGCTGCTGTTGACGGCACCGCCGTTGTTGCCATCGAAACAGCTACTGATCACAATGCAGTTGTAGGCGATTATGTAACTATCGCTGGTGCAACGGCCACGGCTGGTATTGGTACGAGCGCACTCAATACGGAGCACCGTATCGTAGCACTTGGCGATCCTAGTGATGCCAACCCTGACACTAAGTTCCGGGTCGTATGTTCTGCGAAAGCAACGTCTAGCGCGAGTGGTGGTGGTAGTAGTGTAACCGCTGCATTCCAGATTAATACCGGACTCAATGAGTATGTATCGGCGTCTGGTTTTGGTGCAGATCCTTGGGGGTCTGATGGATGGGGATCTGGGGCTGGCATAAGTCAATCCAACCAGTTGCGTTTGTGGTCGATGGCAAATTTTGGCGATGATATGCTCGCCAATGTCAGACAGGGGAATATCTATTATTGGGACGAGAGTGCAGGCACGGGAGCCGTTGCCGTAGCACTTAGCGATATAACGCGCCGTACAATTACCCTTTCAAATGATCCGGTAACGACTGCTAGTGGTTCTACTGTTGTTACAATCATCGACAAGGCTGGTCACGGGGCTACTGTTGGAGATACAGTCACAATATCCGGGGTAGACGAAACTGTAGGTGGCGTCATTGCGGCGAGATTGAATGTAGAGATGACGGTGGCCTCTGTTCCGACCAAGGCCACGTTTACAGCAGATATCGGTGGCTCGAATGCTAGTGGTACGGCAACAGGTGGTGGTTCTTCTGTAGTCGCGACCTACAAGGCCGGAACCTACTACACCCCTACAGCCGCCCATCAAGTGATGATGTCGGATGTTGCCCGTCATGTTATTGCGTTTGGTTGTAATGAGATTGGCGGGACTACGATCAACCCACTGCTCGTCAGATGGTCTAGTTCAGAAGCCGCTGGCGTATGGCAACCGCTATCAACCAATAGTGCTGGTGGTCAGGAATTACCGGCTTGTTCGGAGATTGTGGGTGCGATGATGACGCGCCAAGAGATCTTGATATGGACTGATTGCAGTATCGTTAGCATGAGATATATCGGGAGCCCCTTCTATTTCTCCTTCACGGAGGCAGTCAAGGGGATGTCCATGGTATCTCCCAATGCGGCGGTGAATGCAGGTGGTACGGTCTATTTCATGGATCGCGGTGCGTTTTATACCTATACCGGAACGGCGCAGAGACTTAGCTGTCCCGTATTAGGCACTGTGTTTGATGATTTTGATGATAGCCAAGCCTATAAGGTGGTGACTGGATCAAACCCAGACTTCTCTGAGGTCATATGGTTCTATCCATCTGAGTCTGGTGATGGTGAAATCGACAAATACGTCATCTTCAACTATGCCGAAAATATCTGGTATACCGGGACGATGGTGCGCGGTGCATGGAGCCATGCGGGTACGAAATCTTATCCGCTTGCTACTTCGATACGGGAAAGGGATCTAGGCGATACACCGATAGCGACAAGTAGTAGTTCTGGCACGGTCACGATCACGGATGCGGGTCACGGACTTAAAGCGGATGACGAGATTATTTTGCAGAACGTGTCTACAGTTGGTGGTCTCTCGACCGTTGTGCTGAACGACCAGCATACCGTTGCATCCATTACAGATCCCAGCACCTATACGATCACCTTAGCGGACCTCGCCACATCTTCTGCTACGGGCGGTGGAAGCACGGTTAAGGGCATATATCCCAATCTGCTGTACAGCCACGAAAGCGGCCATGACGATGATGAGTCAGCGATGACGGCCTATATCGAAACGGGCGACATTGAGCTTGGTGAGGGCGATCAGTTCTGGTCACTGAATAGGATTATACCAGACATCCAGTTCAGGGATGGCGATTCCGGTGATGAGGTGACGGTCAGCTTGAACGGACATAACTATCCCGCACAGGCACAATCCGAGATAGCGAGTGCCACGGTCACGCCCGCCACAGACCAGGCGTTCATTCGTGGTAGGGCCAGGCAGGTGTCGATGAAGGTGCAGAGCACGGGCAGTGGGTACGGCTGGCGTGTCGGCTATGTACGACTCGACGGCAGAACGGATGGCAGACGATGAGCATCAAGACCTATCGTCCGCTGAATCGTGCTCCACATGAATATCAGGAATATGACGAGAGTATGTCCCGTAGGACTATCGAACAGAACTTTCAGGATGTCAGTAGTGATATCCATACAGTGAAGATACAGGGTGATAGTGACAGTTCCCTGTCACTCCGTAAATATCAATTTTTATTGCTTGGTGCTAGTAATGGCTGATACCTTAAAGGTACTGGGGCAATCAGCGCCGTCAGCGACAACGAATACCGATCTGTACACGGTACCGGACGCTACTGTAACGACGGTCAGTTCTATTGCCGCATGCAACCGCTCAGGCGGGGCGCTCACCTTCAGGGTGGCTATCCGTCCATCGGGCGCAACCGTAGCAAACGAGCATTACATCTACTACGGGAAGTCGGTTGGTGCTAACGATACGGTATTCATCATCGTTGGCATAACTCTAAGCGAAAATGATGTTGTCACGATTTACGCTAGTTCAGGCGATATGGCGTTCAGTATCTTCGGCGTAGAGACGAGTTAGATATGAGTTCTTACTACGGTCCCGGCGACCCGAGAAATAGAGGTGGGCAAAGCCCACCACGATCTATGATGGGTAGAGGTAGGGGTATAGGTGGCTTGCGTGGTGGATTCCAGCAACCACAGCAGATGCAAATGCAGCAACCCCAGCAGATGGGGCAGTGGAGCCCGGCGCTGGCGCAGCAGGCGCAGATGCCGCAGCGTCCCCAATGGGAGGGGATGGAGGAGCACCGATTGATAGAGCCCCAGCAGCATCCTTTGTCGCGACCGCAGCGGGAACAAGCCCCTTACGAAGACCCTTATAAATACTCTGACCGCTACAGACCATCTGGTTACCCTACACCGCCCCCGGTGCCTGCACCGCCCCCGGTGGCACCCCAAGCTCCCACTTTCGCTGCTGGACAAGAGTGGAAGATGACGATTGAGCCAGCAAGTGGTGGTGGTGG